ATAACATCAGGATCACTGTCTAATACTTCTTGCATTTCTTGTTTCAGAGGTTGGTTGCCCAAGTATTGTTCCCAACCTAGATCATTTAGTTCTTCTCTGCTCAGTTCGCCCCTAAAATATCTACCCTTGATTCTACGTAGAGATAGCATTTGTGCTTCGTATTTACGTAGCTGTAGCTTGAAAGTAGTGAGATGGTTTAGATATTTAGCGTGGAGTTCAGGAGTCTTTGCAGATTCACTGCCTAGATTTAGTTCATCAATTTTGCAATCGGACTTCCACTCCTCTTGGAGTTCATTCAATGTAATCATAATCTACCTATATAAAATAATATGTTATCTATTTCCACAACAACATCTTTTGTATCATACCAATCGTCATAGATACATAATTCACCTTTTACTGAAAGAGTTTTATCAACTCTGTATTCACAATATTTATTCCCACCTAAAACAGTCATATTTGCAGGACATATTTCTTTTACTCTATACACTTCTTCCATACTGTCAAAAGTATGATTAATAGTAACAGGTCCTATTTCGCTCATGCCCCAATTAGTTATGAACCTACACCCTTTACCTACAAACGCCTCAATAATATCCCAAGTTACCCTGTCAGAGCCACACATAATTGTTATGCCTGTAAGATCTAAGTTACGAAAACTTTTAGTCCCCATAATAGCTCTTGCATGGTCAGGAGTAATGTGACTGTGAGTATAATTTTTTATGTCTTTAACAAAATCATACGCACTAAATTTTACAATGTCATTTTCACAACTAATTATTTCACAGGGTATTTTAGTAACTAGCAAGCCGCCCGCGTGTGTAAGTCTACAACACGTATATACTTTACTTTCGGGGGTGAGTCCTAAAACATTAATAGCTACTTTTGACGCAGCTAATATCTTTGCAATAGGTTGATAGTATAATTTGGGTTCACCGGTTGTGCCGGAACTCATTACATATACATCTTGATACATAATATATTCTCATAACTAAATTGCTTTTACATTAAATCTTAAATATCTAAATGTTGCTGTACCTATAAAGTATTCTGTATCAGTTAGATCAAATTCTAATCCACTTAGGGCAGTGGGAAAAGCATCTTTAAATTGTATTTCAGCACTAGGATTGTTATTTGAATCTAACACAAAAAGAGAGGCATCACTCTTTAGAGCTAAGCCTCGTCCTCTAGTCTCATTACCAACAGGGAAACGATACCTTTGTTTGTCAGCAAAATTTTTATATTGAGAGCTATCTTCTGGGTTACCTAATCCTACTAGCCAGTTATGTAGTTCATTATAGTTAGCCATGTTTTCTTGTATAATAAAACGTATTAACAATTCACCGTATGATAATTTTTCGCCAGGCTCTGCGTAGTCTTGCAGTGGCGTTGACACTATAGGTTGCCCTATAGATATTTCGGGTATGTTTGCTGATTGACAAAAGAAGGAAACATTGGGGAGATTGTGAACCTGAAAACGAAAACCATTCGGTTTTAAGTAATCAAGTTCACCTGGATTTTTCTCGTCCCATGTTGCTTCAGATATATTAGCTGTGGGTGTGTATGCCATAGTAGTTACCTATTTCGTATCTACTATTTATAATACCTGTAATACGGGGTACAAAATCATTATTAACAGATAAGTGCATACAGAATAATACATACAGTGCGTAATACTTAGAAGCCATAGTTAGCAAACACAATTGCCGCTGGCAATCCGAAAGCTATAACTACAGTTGATACTGCCTGAAGTGTTGCGAATGCGATGTCACGCTTTTTCATTTCTTTTAAGTCCTTGCCTTTTGGGCATTTTTAATCGTGGGTTTATATACTGGTGTGTATAGGAAAGTAACATATAGTGCTACTTTCCGTACTATATATAATACTCGATTTTTTCAGACTTGTCAAGCATTAAATGCAGGGTGGCCCTCGAAATACATCTGAATCATTACGTGTATGGCCGTATCGCAAACGATAAGGATCGTACAGAATGTCAGAAACATGGGAAGGCCGCCGTACACTATGCAGTTCTATCAAATAAATCGGCCGCGTTACATTGTAGCTGGGCTCTACAATCTCTTATGTTTCTTTCCCATTGTAGTGGACTAGGCATCCAGTCAAACTCTGTACCGTCACGGTAAATATTAGTGGGGTTATTACATCCCACCATGGCAATACTAATTGTTAGCAATAAAAAATTCTTCATACTAGTTTCTCCGTTGTAGTCCATAAAGGAAAAACAGGACGTTATCTCAACGTGCTATTTGCATTATTTATACACATTTAATGCTATAGATAAAAAAAGGGGCTACAATGTAGCCCCCTTAAAAATGTCCCTATTGGGATTCTTTTTATTCTTACATCAAGTTAGAAACTTTAACTCGTCTGTAATACTGGTTACGATCTGCTGTGAACGAGTCAGCGTCAGTATTGCCGTTAGACTGTGTTACGTATGGGTTAGCAATCATGCCGTAACGAGTCTTGAAGCCAATCTTTGGCTGGAAGGTGTCAGGATCAATCGCTCTAACCATCTGTAAAGGAACATACGGACAGTAGAACAAACCAGCGTCATATGCGCTAGAACCCTTATAACCAGCTACGTAGAACTGAGAAGCTGCACCAGTGTTTGCTGAGTAAGGATCAATGTAAACACGGAAGCGACCATTCAGTACGCCTGCGAAAGTGTTACCAGTGTCATCAACCTGAATGTTGTTGCTGAGACCTGAGCTATAGTCAAGAACGCCTGACATTGCAAGAGCAGAAGCTACGTCAGAAGAACAAATGATAAAGTTACCTTTGCCCCTACGAGTGTCTTGTGCAATTACGTTGGCATCACGCTCAATGTTGAACATGAGACCTTTGAAGCGTTCTACTGACCAACGACCGTTACTATCAACGTCAAGGTCGAAAGTACCAGGAGTTGCTGTAGAAGCAGCACCAGGCTTAGCTACCTTGTAGATAGTACGGATAACTTCACGGTTGATTTCAGCCAGGATTTCCTGTGAAAGAATGTTGGAAAGTTCGCTTTCTGCGTCCAGACCATGAATCGCTTTCAAATCCTGAGCAAGTTCAACAGTGTATTCTGCTTTCAGAGCACGTGACTTGGCAGTTACAGTGGTCTTCTCAATGCTGAATGCCATTTCATTCAGAGTAGTACCACCAGCGTCACCAAAGCGCTCTGCTGCTGATGTGCTTACACCAGTATCAGTAGTGTAAGTACCATCAACAGGGTTAGAACCAGTGTGGTTGTTACCCAGAGTATCGCCTGCAGAGAAACCAGTATCGGCTTCGTTAAACAGAGCTTCAGTACCAGCCATTGAAGTGTAGTGGCTCTTCATTGCGAAGATCAAACCAGTAGGACCAGTCATAGGCTGTACACCAGCTACGTCATAGGCCATCAGGTTTGGCAACGCACGGCGAACCAGACTGATAAGAATTGGGTCATAATTGTCAACACCAGCGCCTGTGACGCTGTTTGCGTGTGCTGCTTCTGAAAGAACGCCTCTTTCTTCACGCAGCGCTTTTTCTTGGTTTTCGAGAACAACCGCAGTTACCGCTCTCTTGTACGGATCACTAATTTCGCTCAGTGACTCGTGCTCGAGAACAGGTTCCCACTTCTTCTCTAACTGTTCAGATAAAAACATTGAAGTTTCTCCTTATTGTTGTTATAAACTAACTTTACTATTTATAAAAATTTAACTTTTTAACTTAAAATTTTGTCTGTTTGCTGATAGCTGACGCATAACGCGACATAATTGAACTATCAACAACATCAATTTCGTCTACAGTATCTTCTAAGCTGTTAGAAGACTCAACCGTTTCTTTCTTAAAGTAGTTTTCTTTTACGACCTTAAGTTTGCTAGTATAAGAATCGGCTGAAGTATAAGTAATGTCTTCTACTAATGTAGCAAACTTTTCTGCTTCAGTGTCAGCTAGATCCTCAGAAATTTCAGTAAAGATATTCTGTTTCTTCAAGCTAACTGCTTCTTCGTTGAGGTCAATGTTCTTCTGAACCTGCTCATCAAGTTTGCTCTGAAGGTCATCAACCTTAGTCTGCATTTCAGTCATTACGTCATACTTTTCTTCAGGTACTTCAATGTAGTGTTCGGTAAATACCTGCTGCATACCTTTGATGAAGGACTCAGTGATTTCGTTACGAAGGCCGTTTTCAACAGCAAGTTCGTTTTCCTTCATCCAATTTTCTGTAACATAGTTAAGGTACTTGTCGATATTCTCAACCATTTCTTCCAGCTTGTTTTCAAACTCAACATTGGCCTGTTCTTCGAGGTCTGCCTCGATGGCTTCTACTTCGTTTGCTACACGGGAAGTAACAACAGCTTCAAAAATTTCAGCTGCCTTAACTTTAAATTCTTCAGTGAGGTTTTCATCACTTTCAAAGAGAGCTGTAAGATCTTCTTCGTAAAGGACATCGTCATCTTGCGCGACTTCTTCCTCTTCTTCGATTTCTTCAACTTCTTCTTCAGTGATTTCTTCCACATCTTCCTCAACGGCTTCGTCTTCTACAATTACTTCATCTTCTTCAAGCTCAGCTTCTTCACGATGTACGTTGCCCGCAGAGGACTTCTTCATTACATCAGTTTCACTTGGCTTGTCGTTGGTGAAATTAGCAGGAGCCTCTTTAGCACCGTTACCTGCAGGAAGAGTACCATCTTTGCTCGCCTTTGCGGAAGCAGCCTTACCTACGGCAGAAGTCAAACCACCCTTTGAATCAGCACCGGATAAGTCCTGCTTCTCTGGGTTAGGATTTGAATCGCCTTGAGTAGGGTTGCTATCGTCACGAGCAGTGAGCTTATCTTTAGGACGGTTTGCAGCACCTTCCATAAGCTCTCTGATTTTAGACTCTACACCCATTGTTATATCTCCTTTCGGTTAGATTTAAAACTGTCTTATATATTTATACAAATTAAATATTAGATAGCCTGTTTAAAAATTCGTTGAAAGCACGTATTTTGGCCTCAGCGAGGTCTTTACTGCTTGCTTTCTTAATAAACTGCTGTGTTTCTTCAATTTCTCTTTCTTGCCATATGCCTTTTACAAACACCCATTCTCTGCCTTCCATGATGCCCTGTACATATGCATCTGGGGCTGAAGGGTCAGCAACAATGTCAGCTGCTGTGGCAAGCATAAAGTCGTCTTGTACTTCGTTGATACCGTCTTTGTTTTCTTTTAGTGAACCTAGACCACGTGAAGAAACACCTAGTCCTGCACCTTCTTTAATTAGTGAAGAAGCAATGTTACCCAGAGGAGTGTCAAGGATCTTAGCCTTGCCTATCCAATTATCGCCATCTTCTTTAAGAGAGGTAATCATGTGTGAAACACGGTCGAGATTAATATTAGGACCATCTGGGTGCCCAAGCTCTCCGTATGCTCTCTTAGTATTGACTTGTTCTTCCATGTAACGGTTGACTTCTTTCGCCATAATCTCTCTAGGATAGACTCGACCGTTTCTGTTTTGTAAGTTAGACTGTAGAAAGACGCCTTCGATATAGAGGCTCT